AGAGCTGCGGCCAGGAAGGGCGCAGGGATCATCCCGGTGAGATCGGATTGAGAAACGTAGGGCATTTGGTGGGTGAGCGAAGGTCGAAGGTCGAAGGTCGAAGGTCGAAATCTTAAGGGTTCGCTACTGCCCTCACGCCGTGGCGGGAAGGCAGGGTGTGAACTCTTAGCCTGGAGTCGTGCCGTTCGATCCGACTGCGAGCTGCGGCATGCCGTAACCGGCATTGAAGCGGCCATAGGCCTGATAGAGGAACTCGTGATTCAGGAAGACATGGTCGTCTTCCGGATCGGTGAGGGAGGCGAAGGAGATTTCCTTCTCCACCTGCATGATCAGCGCGCGGACAGGGAAGCCGACTTCGAGCAGGAACCACTCAGTATCGTTCCCGGCGAGCTGAGGCCACACCAGCAGGGAGGCCGTACCCTTGTTCACGTTGCTGACCGCAGCGGAGGCGACAGCCGTGCCGGGAGTGCCAGCGGTATTGGCTGCCGTCTGCATGATGAGATCGGCATTGAGGATCTGCTGTGCGGCCACTTCTAGGGCCGGAGGTACCACGAGGAGCAGCTTGCGACCAAGACCCATGGGGCGACCCTGGGCATTGGTGAGACCTTTCAGCATCGCCTTTGCCGTCTGGTAACTGGCAGGGGTCAGGGTGGTGGTGAGCAGGTTGGAGAACTTCTTGCTCTTGGTATTGTTCGGCTCGTGGGGCTTGTTGTTCGCGAAGAACGGCGTGCCGGTGTAATCGTTCGTGGCGAATCCATTCACCAGCAGATTAGCTACCAGAAGATCCTGCTCCTGCTGTGCAGCGATACCCATGCTCGACATGAGAGGGCTGTAGATGCCATAGGCATCCCGCTCGATGTCGGCCTGCTTCACTCCGACTGTGGACTCGAACTCCTTGTTCGTGATCGCATAGTTGGAGGCCGAGAGATTCTGAATGACAACTTTGCCAATCAGCTCGCGCATCCCCGGCACGGAACCGAGCCAGTGGTAGATTTCCTGAGCCGAGGCCGAGGCGGTGCGGAGGGCAACTTCCTGCCAGGAAGGAGCTGCTCCTTGATACGCCTCCAGGAAGAGGGTGCGGTAGCCCTTGAAGAGAGCTGCCAGGGTGGATTGATTGATCTGCATGGTGTGCTAGTAGGTGTGGGTTGAGTTGTGTTTTTGTTGAACGGTGGATCGGATGGCCTAGCTGGTTGCTCCAGAGACCGAGAAGCGAGCGGCAGTGGAATCGACGATCACCTGGGTGGCATCGCCGTTGTAAAATCCCAGGAAGACACCAGCCACCAGGCTGTGTGTGGAGGAGTGAGCGACGGTCTGGTCGTCCTGGACATAGACATCACTGCCGAGATCCCCTTGAACCACCGGGGAGGTCGTGGAATTGGCAAAGACAAAGATGCCACGCTTGGCATCCACGCCCGTAGCCGGACCGTAGGTCTGGAGGGAGTCGAACTGGCTTTGCAATGGAGCCTGTTGGACAACACCCAGGAGGCGGAGGCCTGCGGCATCAGCGGCGGGAGTGGCGGCACCGGCTGCATTGGCAGCGGCCAGAGCCCCCGCATTCAGGATGATACCGGCAGCGATAGGGACATTGGCGAATCCCTGGCCGGTGGATTCGTTGGTATTGACGGGAGTGGTGGATGCGGGCATCGGATTTTAGTGGTGAGAAGGTAAAGGGTGGAAGGGTTGGGTTACTTGGCGGCGTTGTGCTTTTTGAAAGCGTCTTCGGTGATACCGAGACCCTTGATGACTTCGGCATCCGCACCCTGGACGATGGCGGGATCAGCACTGAGAGCGGTGGCTGTGGTGCGCTTGCCGAGCGGCACGGTGACAGGGAGATCGGCGCAGAGCGTCTTGAGATCGGCGATGTCGAGCTTCTCGGCACCCTTGGGAACAACTTTCCCTTCGCCAGCGGCGAGGGCGATGATTCCCTGGCGCTCGGAGTCTTCGCGAGCCTTGCGATCGCCAGTGATCAACAAGTGGAGATTCTTCACCTCGGCAGCGAGGGCGGTGAGAGCCGTGGGGGCTTCCGTTTTTTCAGCAGGAGTCTTGGCATCATCCGCAGCCTTCTGGGCAGCGGCTTCGATTTCTTCGTCGGTCGCCTTTTCAGGATCGAGACCGAGGATGGCGCAGAGGAGTTTTTTAGGATCCATGGTGTGTTTTGTTTTTGGTGGTGGGTTGGTGGTTGAGTAATCTGCGGAGAGAAGAATCAGATCAGTGACCGCGCCCTGACGGCATGCGGCGACCGAGTGGAGAAAAATGACATTGCCCTGGGCATCCTTCTTGGGAGCTGGAGAAAGATCTCGGTAGTGGCCGTCGCCTATGAACTTCCGCCCGGCTGGAGTCCAATCGATGTTGTCATAGACAATCCCCTCATTTTCTACGCAGAGGACATCTGCGTAGGCGGCGACTTCGCAAGGCTCTCCTTTGTAGAACTCCGTCCCCGGCACCGTGTTGTGGTTGAAATCGATGCAGACTCTCTCAAACCCTGTGAGCTTTTGGTTGATAGGGAGGGCGGAAAGGGTCACCTCGTTAACTCGGAATAGTCCCTTGGTGGATTCATTGTCCCCCCAGGGGAACACCACCATACGGGTGGGCAGCTTCTCTGGATCGGAAATGAGCGGTTCCCCCTTCACATGAAGGGCGTAGAGATCTCCGGGAACTAGGGAGGCGTCGCGTGGCACGCCGTGAACCTTGGGGAAATCAGGTTCTAACTACTAACAACGGTGAACACGATGCACACGGTGGGGACGGATTTACCACTAAGGACTGAAAAGGGAACAGCCAAGCATATTTCCTTGGATTCCCCTTTGATTCTCCTTTGTGGTAAAAAACTCTTCAGATTCCCAACTGCAACTTCGCCGCCGCTTCCGCTACTTTCACAATCTTGGTCTGTGCCCACTCCGGCATAGTACCATCACGGGTGATCGGCATGAAGGGCCGGGCGGGGATCTTGGTCTTGTGTCCCTTGCCAGTCATGCCGCCGAACTGGTGAATCCGGGCATAGGGGCGATCGCTGGCGATCGTCACGGTGCTAGTACCGACTTCGACGCGGAACGACTTTACCATCAGACCGGATTTCTTCAGCAGCGGATGAGTGGATCCACCATCACTCGTCACCAGACGTTGGCGGCCAGATTTCGAGGGATGAGGGGCGAACTTCGTATTCTTACGAGCCACCCACTCGGCAATGCGGAGAGAGGGATTGTCAAAGGCTCGCTGCGTGATCGACAGGAACTCCGTCCCCATGGCACGCAGGATCGGACGGGTGTCCTTCGCCTGCCGGATCAGGTGATCGAGCTTCGGACTGATCTCATCGATTTGAATGGTGACGGACATGAAAGTTAATGAATGACCAACGTTCCATCCTCATTCTCTTCATCTTCGGTATCGGGACCCACAGCAATCAAAGAACCTTTCAGAGCGTCCACGGCCTCCCTGGCATTGACTTCATCGGGCAGGCAGGAGGAAGGATAAAGGTCATTGAGTTTTTGCAGGATCTTCTTGTCCCGGCACTCCCACTCTCCTCCGGTGATGATTGCCCTGATACCGTTGATTTCGACTGTTGCGCTCATAATCCTCTCAAGGTGTTGACCACATAAGTGAAGTATTCCGGATCGTTTTCAAAGAATCCCGCAGGGTCAGTATAGAGCCGTTGAATCCCCATGGAAAGAATCTCAGTTGCATAGTAATCACCAGAGGAGAGCTTATAGACTTTTCCCGAGTAGGCCTTTCCGCCTTTCTTCACCCATTCATCTCTCAGGGCCTTTTCACCGTGGCGATATCCCTGACCAAGCCACACGGGAACTTCTCCAACTGTGCGGCTCTCCAGGAAGGCGGCGCTCTTTTTCAGGATCTCGGCAAGGCGACCTTCGATAATGTGTCCCAGCTCATGAGCCACCGTCCAAGTAGGCATGAATTTCCCGTTGATAAAGCCGCCGAAACGATCAGCAATGGCACGAGTCCTGGTTTTCAGAATTTTCACATCCGGGCCGGAGAGTACGGCCTTTGATGTGATGCTCCGCACAAAGGCAAAGCCTTCATCAATTTTAACTTTCTCGGTGCGTGCGGTGTGATGAACCACACTCTGCTCCTGCGCAGGAAGTGAGAGCAACTCGTGAAATTTGTTCCTCTTTTCGATTGGATCTGGAGTGGATGCGAGCACTGTTTGAAATTCTCCCAGGAGATCCGTGACGGACTTGATGGGACCCGGCCCTGCGACTTTCGGATCTACGGGATCCGCCACCGGCAGCTTCTTTCCCCCCATCCAGTCCCAGACGGTCATGCCCCCATCGTGGACGGGGGTCTTCCTGGACCACTGCTCAAACTGGTTCCAGGTCTGGGTATCGTAGCGGCCCTGAAGCTTGTCGATCGGGATGTGGAGATCTTGGGGATTAAAGCTGTAGGCCGAGTTTCCGTTCTTCTCGACCGGGGTGCGGACATCGGTGATCTGGTTCACGCCGCGTACCAGGTGACCGCTCGTCTCGATATGATCCAGAGATTGTCCTTCGATGAGTGTGCGCTGGTCTGGCGGGAGCTTCGCGTCCCCCTTGCGGATATCCTGCGCATCATCTGCCGAGATCGGCACCCAGTGGCAGCGGCATCCGAAGTCCCAGGGGCACCAGTGGGAGTGAACGAAGGCGGAATCAAAGGGAAAGACCAGCCCGTCGAGTGCCTCGTGCGTCGCCCTCACCCGGTCATCATCCATGCTGTGATACTCGACATAGGGAAAGATAGCCTTCTGTGCGGCGATATTGCGGAAGGAGGCTGCCTGCGAGGCCTGGAAGCCGTGCGTGCGGAGCAGGGTTTCAGCACGGCGCTCTGCGGCGGAGCTATTCTCCGGATCCTCCGGATCTGCCAGGAAGGGATGAATCTCCTCGACCAGCTTCTTCTTAGCCTCGTCCCAGTTTGCCCCGGCATGAACAGTCGCGATCTCCTCTCGGACTCGTTGCAGCACGTCGAAGCTCGTGATGCCACTGACCGTGATCGCACGCGCACGCAGCTCGGGCAGCATCGACTTAAAGACCTCCGCCGCGACAGGGGTCTTGGAGTTGATGAAGTCGATCGCTTCAGCGTGAGGCGTGGGATCGGTGAGGAAGTCCATGGAGGAGGTAGGAAAGTGTGGGGAGCGAAAGCTCAAGGGTGAGTTATAGGGCGGAGTTCTCGCGCAAAGACGCAGAGGCGCAAAGAGGAGGAATTAGGGTGATCCTCATGCTGTCTGGAAATTCCATCTCGGCATTGGCCTCTTCTAGATGGCAGGCAAGTTCCCTCAGAATGTCGTAAATAGAAAGACCGTCTGCACATTCTGGAACATCGCCCGAATGGGTTGCCGAGTATTGAGCGCCATTAGCAGCACGCTTCCCGTTAATGATGGCCTTCCATTTCATTCCCTCAAAAGCACTCATGCCGCACCTCCTCGGAGTCCGGCTCTCATTCTGGCGATGGAGGCATTGAACTCCTCTTCGGTCATGGGATCCTCGACTGGCTTCTGACTTCTGATCTCTGACTCAGCTTTCACACTTTCAGCTTTCAGCTTTTTCGGTTGCCTCTTCTGCCTCGTGATCAGGACGAGATCCCGGAAGACCTCGGGCTGGCTCAGTATATTGAAAGGCCGCAGGGACCAGCCGCTCTTTCCCTCCCGTTTCTCCCACTGCATGTGACGGATCACCGGACCGATGTCGGCCTCGGTGAAGGGGCCGTGATCGGTCTCTGCCAGTGGCTCCATCTCCCTGAGAAAATCATGCCAGAGTCGCTGATCTGAGATGGAGGGACGGATCTTTGGCAATCCAAGCGCCTCATAGAGCGCACGGTGCAGATCGATTACTTTTTCTTCAAAAGGGGTCATTGAGGTAGCGATTTAGACTGAAGGCTATTAGGCTGAAGATTGGTGCGCTGGGGGTGGAGGGCGAGGCGGCGGAGATCCTCAAAACCGGCACGCTCTCGGATCACCTTGATCCGGTGCTCGCTCTTGAGTTGTGCCTCGACCAGGGGAAGCGGTACCGGTGGGATCTTGGCGTACTGGCGGATGGGGTTGCGGTGGCTCATTGCAGTGGGAAAGTGGGAAGGTAAAAGGTGGAAAGGTTAGTGCCGCCATGAGGCTAAAACTGGTGACATTCGGAATCCTTCTTCTTTAAAGACCTCGATCTCCGGAGAGACGTTGAGCTGCGTCCATCTTTCGCTGCGGCCCTGTTCGAGCTCATAGGCTGGAGTCCAGTGATCGCCATTATCTAATAGGGCAAAGACGCGAATGCTGGAGGGCGTCCTGACAAACAGGACCGCTATACTCCGATTCCTCATCCGGAGGCGGTAACGGCCCGAGGGTGCGCCGGTGATGGGCTTTGGTTCCCGCACTCCCCACACGAGTTCTTTGCCATAGATCCTGACTCCCGAACTCCACCCCCTCTCCGCGTCTCCGCCTCCCCGCGTGAGATTTTCGGTTTTATCGGGTTTCGGTAAAGAATTTGATGCCTCTTCGCCGAGGTTCGCCGACCCCGCCAGCGCGTTGGAGGACTCGTCAACGACCGGAGACAGGGGAAAATCGGATTTGGGGCTTTTAGACGGAAGGGTCGAGGCCGAGTCGAGAGACGAAGGACGAGGGTCGATAGCCTCGGAAATCTGGCCTTCGACTGTCGTCTTTAGACCTTCGACTTCCACTTCCTGACTTCTGGCTATTGGTTCCATGGTTTAATAGGCGGAGGTGTAGCGCTCTTTATTGGTGAGTTTGGTCGTGGGGTCATCTCGCCTGGACCAGAACTCGGGATCCGAGGTCGCCGCCAGGTGAGCAAACCAACTCTCCAGATCGATCGTGATGGCAGAGGGGCCGGGGCGGCGTGAGGCAATGAAGTTGCCCTTGATGAGGCGCTGAAGCGTTGAGTAGTCGATGCCCATGCCGAGCTTCTCAGGGAGATCCTGGGTCAGACGCACCCACCGTTCATGGATCCTGACCACTGGCCGGTATTCACTCGGCCCGATCTTCTGCCACGACACCAGGGCGATCTTAGGGATATCCAGATCGTCCGGGGCTGGCATCACTGTTTTCCCTGGCACTACTTCAATGGGGCGGCCCTGGGGAAAGGCCTTGCAGGTGGGATAGAGGAGAGCGGTGGACATATTGGAGAGGTAGGGAGGTTAGGGAGTCGAAAGCTGAAAGCTGAATTAGAGGCTTAGTTCCTTCTGAGGGTTCTTGAGTTGTGCCTGTGCCTGGTCCCAGTTGCGCTTGGCCTCGTCCTGGGAGCAGGCACGGTAGGTGCCCTCGTGTCCGACCTTCCCGGTGAGGATCACAAACCCGAGCTGCATCAGCTCAGTGAGGCGGGGCCGGATCGTCAGCACATCCTCATCCATGTAGTTGGCCAGTTTCCGGCTGGTGCTCTCTCCCCGGTGAG